CTTCCCACTTAAAGGCTTTTTATCATCTGATTTTTTGCCTGAAAATATTTTTTCAACTTTTGGTATTTCGTTCAAATACGAATGAAATTGATACATCGACATATCACCGATTTCAGCAATTGAAAACCCGTAATATCTTGATAAGAGAGCAAAGGCTGTCCCCCAGCTTATTTTTTCTTTGCTCCCTTGGGAGGGTTTTTTACTTGCCCACCTATTTTTGTTATAGCTGCAGATATTTCGGCAATATTGTCAAGATCAATTAACTTGTCTACTTCTTTTAAGGTAATATCTGGCTGGTACTTTTGCAAAGATTTGTATAACATAAATGAAATTCCGTCCATAGTAGATAGTTCTTTAGTTTCATTAATGTCACTTTTTAATACATTATTTATTAGTTCAATCCTTTCAGCGCCATTTTCCACGTTGTCTTGAACTACCTTAATCTGTTGTCCTTTTATATACTGCCTGAAGTCTGCTAAGTCCCTCATATTAAAAATTCCCAGCTTATATTCTTTACCTTTAATTGTGATAGGAATCCCACTTCCTGTGATGTCTTCTAATTTATCGTCCATAATAATTACTCCTTAATTTATTTGTTCTAATACATTCTTTTCATTAACTTCAACTTCATTGAAAAATATAATTTTCCAACCATATTTATCAAATATCTTTTGCCTTTCTTCTTTCCATCTTTCTATATTTTCATGATTTCTTTTTTTATAATATCTTGCGTATACCTCTATCGCTATTTTTTCATTATTGGTATTAACAAAATCTGGATTTTTTCCACCTATTATAAAAGAGCCATCTCCAACATATTTATAGGGCAGATTATATTTGTTTATAATCTTTTGAAATTTTTCTTCAAGAGAAGTCGGAAATCGACGTGTCAGCATTCTTTTAAGTAATTCGGGGTCTTCCAATAATCTCTTTTTGAGAGTTTTACTTTGTTTAGCTACTATCTCGTTAGTTTCCTTAGTTGACCCTTTTCTGGCTTTACTTGCTGTAATCCCTGCTTCAACGAAAAGTCTGCTGCGCTCCCTCCGTTCTTCTTTATTCATCTGGTCCCATTGTTTTTGAATTGCTTTAAGACCTGCTTCAAAAAAGGGTCTACAGAATTTTCTTCTCTCGTCTTTTGTTATTGTAACCCATCGTTTCTTTTGACTTTTATGCCCTGCTTCAATCCAATGCTCAAGAAATTCTATTTTTTCTTCTTTAGTCATTTTAGCAAAAAATTCTTTCCGGCCTTTACTTGTATTTCTTGCATTTTTTGCCACTCTTCCATCAGTCTCTTTTGTTAAATTTTTATTCCAAGATTTACGACCTTTAAAAGCTTTACTCATATTTTCTCTTGCTTTTTTAGTTCTTACATATACTCCACTTGGCATATTATACTCCTATCCTTATTTTTATTTATCAAACCATATTTTAAATTATATTAACTAATTCCTTCATTCCAAGGTTTTGTTTGTGTTCTTAACGCCAAAGCTTTATCACCCTGAAAACTAATGCTCTGGTTAACTAATGCATCTACGGGAGTCGTTTCATCAAATCCCGTCACCACAGTGTCACCGTCCCAGAATTGGGATGGGCTTCCCGTCGAAGGAATTGCCACATAATTAAGGTATAACCTTATTTCCACTGCAGTTCCCAGCCAATCTTCGGTTTCCCTAACATCAGACAAAAAATGCTTATCTGCTGTAACTGTCCAACTTGTTATCCCTGCAATATAACTCCTGCCCCCAGTTGAATCATCGAAATCGGTAGTCTCTAATACATCACCGGTATAGCTTAGAGTCCAATTATAAAATCCAAGTACTTGAATTCCTGGTTCAGCCTCAATAAACTTAACTGCCCCAGCTTCAGGAGCTGCCGCTGTCACTTCTTCCTCGACTGTCAATACTCCAGATGCTACGGATGCAACGGTAAATATTCCATTGTTTCCTGTCGTTGAATCTCCTGTGGATGCAACATTATAAGTACAACCTGAAACCGTGACCAACATTCCTTCAACATATCCTTTTTCCTCAAAATTCAAACTATCCCCACTTGAAGTTATTGTTTTTCCAACACTAAAGGTCAAATTTCCCGTAGTAGCCAAATCTTCTAATTCTTCATTGTAATACACTGCTCCATTTTCACCACTTATCTCTGTAATTTTAATCACCACCAATTATTTTTAATATATTTTTCTCTTCAACTTCTATTTCATTAAAATATATTATTTTCCAACCATATTTTTTAAATACTTTACTTTTTATATTGTAGTACCTAGCGCACCAGTCCCTCGAAAAGTATAGTTTTGAGTAGCTATACCATCCACTGGTGTGCCAACATCCATTCCGGTAATTATTATTGATCCAGTAAATAGTGCACTATCTCCAGTTGTCGTCCTTAAGATAATTGTCCCAGTATCGCCTGGTACTTTAGTATTCCCTGTATCATAATAACAATCATAACTCCCACTCCAGTTAGTTATTCCTGCAATATAACTTCTGCCACCTGAAGAATCATCGAAGTCGGTAGTCTCTAATGTATCTCCAGCATAACTTAGCGTCCAGCTATGCACGGAGGTATCTGCACCAGTACAATTTACATCTCCTTTTATTCCACTTGTCTCTGCCATTTTAAATCACTCCTTCCTTTTTTAATATTCGTCTCCAACGGGCATTACTGCATATTGCTTAATTCCCATTAAATTTCGATCTTGTTCGGGCAATAAAGAATATAATCCCTTTTGGAGAACTTTTGGTTTATAACCAGGGAAATTTCCCTCTTGTTTACTTTTCATAACATAAGATTCTTTTGTGTTTTCAATGGGTATTCCTCTCCCATTTGCTACACCACACCAAAACTCAACAGAACCCTTTTCATTTGCATAAGTTTCCCCTCCTGCATCTGGCCTCATATCGACTCCATAAAAATCAATAGTCTTTGGTTTTTGCAATATTGCCGTTGCCAACATCCAGGCAATAACATTGAGAAAAAATCCAATTTTAAATTCTTCTAAAATCTCTCTTACGGGAATAAGGACACTATTTTTTAAGGGCTTAAAAACCCCGTTGACATAAATCGGAAATCCTAATTTGTTCATATTGTTAAATACATCGAAATCATCATCCAAAAACGCATATCTGGGATCATGCCCAAAAAATATTCTATCAATACGGTGGTCTCTCCAAATAACATTTGAACCCCAAATCTCAGTGCCTTCAGGAGTCTCTCCTTCTGCATAAGGGCACTGATACCAACTTGGCCCCTGTGCCAAGATTATAATTTTATCTAAATTTTTCACAAATTCTAAACCTTTTGGCATTTATGCCTCCTTTTCAATTTCTATTCTATAATCCACTGTCTGTTGCCAGATATCTGAACTTTTCATCAAACTGCTTGTTTCTCTTTGCATATAGATTGAATGGTAATTATCTATATCTAAAATTGTCCAGTCATATAAATCCGTTAGATATCCGTACAAATCACTGACATTTTCAACGCTTGAATTGTCGTCATATATCGTAAACTGAATAATTACATTTTCCATTGTATTGTCAAAAGTCCAATGCGGAATTCCGCTTATTAGGTAGAATACAGCATAGGGATAATCAGTATCTTGAGGAGCTTGTGTATTGTGCAACCCACCCGTTAAATTGGCATACAAATCTGCTCCTGTGCTACCTGTAAATTTTGCATATATTGCTTTGAATAAATCTTTCATAATTTCTCCTTATATATAAGGGCAAAAGAGATTTTATTTTACGTTAACGTTACACAAGCACCATCATCTAATTGGTATGTTCCCGCATAAGAATCTTTTGCGATGCTACAATTGATATAATCTGCAGCTGTTACATCTAAATTATCGGAATTTGTCAAAGTAGTTGTATTGTAACAAGTTAAATCTGCTGTTGAACTACCACAATAAGTTGTCCAATAACCTGAATTGGGATATTTGTAGTATGGTTCATTAATTATTATTCGATATGGTGTATACCAATCATAATGATGATGATGTACTTCTTTTATCACTTCGATTATCGAAGTTTTTTTCGCCTCATCATCTTTTTCTTGACGTTCAGCAATCAAGTCTAATCTCCCAGCCCTGATGTTATCCATATCCTGTTTTAAAGTTTTGATTTCTTTGTTTAATTTGGTACGTTTTTCCTCTTTTACCTTGATTGCTTCTAATGTTTTTTTAATTGCTTTTTTCACTAAGTCTATTTGTTTTTGTTCCTCTTCTTCTTGGAGTTCTTTTTCGGCCAACTCCACGACCTTTTTTGTTTTTTCCATTTTTTCTCCTTAATTTTTATTTTTCTTTTGCCCTTATATATTGATTCCCATTTTTACTATCTTATATTGTAATGCACTTTTTGGTTTTCCCCATAAATACTCTGGCTCAAGTATTGTTGAAGGACTTCCCTTGTTTTCGCCTTTTTTAACGATTAACCCATAAAAATTATTTCTTTTCTTTCGTCTCATTAAAGTTGATTCTTGTGCTAAATTAATATTTATTCCTCGACCAACAGCTACCCCAAGCCAATATTCTATACAACCCTTTTCATCTCTTAAATATTCGATTTTAACACCAAACTCCATGTCTATACCAAAAAGATACAAATTCTTGGGTTTTTGGGAAATTGCCAAAGCTAACATATAAGATACACTTGTCAAAAAATGCGCTATACCATATTCTTTTATTATTTCTTCCATCGGATACCTGACGTTATTTTTAATCTCCCTATATTCGCCTAATGTGTAAACCGGGAAGTCTTTTTCATTTATATTTTTTAATATTTCTTTATCTTTGTTAAATTGGGTAACATAAAGATTCCGTATTATAAAAAGTCGGTCAATTTCTCTTGCCTTGTAAACACTATTACAGCCCCAATATTCCGCTTTTTCGGGTTTTTTAACGGAGCATCTCAATAACGAATTGCCTCGACCTAAAATAAAAATGCTATCCAAATTTTTAACAAATTCTTTTTTCATATAACTCCTTTATTTAGCTCTAAATAATTTTTTAATTGCTGCCTCACTTTTATGAAGCGCGGGTCTGAGATACGGTCGGGGAGCTTGCGCATATTTTCGCCCAATGGAGTCAACACCAATAAATCCTAACTCTAATCGGCGGGCATATTCAAGATTTGTCCCGACTTGCCCAACTAAACCCTCAGGGGTCACTTTGGGCTTTGTATGGGTAATTCGCCCCTTTAAAGTTCCTGTCGGTGCTGCGGGAGCATGTCCCGGCGGTGACGGAGGAGGAACTTTTCCGATACTGTCTTTGGCAATGTTTTCGACCATAATGCAAGCATCCTCAAGGGTTGCCAATGCGCCCAACTCAACAGCCAATTTCAATTCTGTTCCATACCACTTTACAATTCCCATTAGTCTTCCTCCTTTTTGACATAAATTACCATAAATTTTCCAATTTCATCGACATTACTAAAATCAACAATATCATAATTAATGTCATTGTAAACAATCCTCATTTTTGTAGTTAAATCTGAATAATATGAACAGTATATTTTTGCATCTCTATTCCAGAATAATTTATTATTTACTATGCTCTCGCCTCTTGCCACTCCGTGCAATATATTAATTCGCACAGGAATATCTGTAAGTCCTTCAACATTATCCCAAATAGTCGTAACTGTACCGTAGTCGTCTTTTGTTTCAGTACTTTCTTGAAAATCAATTTTAGAATTATACAAATTCTGCATAATTACGCCACTCCCAATTTTGCTTTTCTATTTATATATCTTGAAAGTAAAATATCGGCTTCTGATACCCCTGTCATCGATTTACCTTTTTGAGAAGTATCAAATTTGCTGTAGCTATAATCTCCAAGTTTTTCGCTTTTCATTCCATAACCTGAACGGGAATATAGACCTTCATTATTTTCTGCCCTTACTAAGATGACACAAGTTTTTTGAATATTTAATGGGCAAGAATAATGCCCCATCGAGCCCCACACTTCAATATTCCTTTTTCCTTTTGGAAAAATATCATTAGTAAAAAATTCATAAGGCTCCATCAAAGTTCCTGGCTCATGATGAGTCAATATCGGGTTTCGATATAAACTATTCGCATCAAAATCCCA